TCTGATATTTCAACGGAACGAGGACTTGTGATCCGTTCCATTTCTTCGTTTTCTCCATCATCATTCCGAAAAACTTGTTATCCCGAAGTACCCCATCAACCAAGAACGGAGCCAGAAACTGGTTCGTATACGAGGTGATATTTACTCCAGGCGCAATGCCGCCTTGTGATGCCATGATAGTAAAAAATAATTTAATTTATTTACCCACATGGACTTAGAAGTTTTAAATCAGGTCATTCTCTCGGAGGAATCTGGTCGCGGCGTCATCTTCAATCCTTGAGGGTTGGGATTGGCCACTTCGAGTCATCGAACGGGCTGATAGTTCCTGCCGTCGGGAACTTGCACGTTCTTTGAGGCGTAAAAATGTTTCGGCAACGGCATCGGGATCGGCATATTCTTTGACATTTCCATCCTTATCCTTAGGTGACATTCGCTCCATAAGTGCGAAATAGTTACTCCTATCAGATGTATTGGACATATCAATGCCATACTCGTCCTCGACCCGTTCCTCGATTTCATCTACCGTCCTATCTTCCTCCTGTTGCGCTTTCACATCGTCGCCTCGTTCGGCTTGGATGCGTTCGAGTGCTTTTTGAACCGCATTCTCCTCACGCGAGCGCAACGCCTTTTTCAAGATATTGCCAGCCGCAATATGTTCGGGAGTATCTGTGCCGTAAATAGTGTCAATCTCTTTCAGGTCATCGTCGCCGACTTCCTGTTTGAATTTGCCAACTTCCGACAAGACTTTCACCCGTTCATTGAGTTGGGCGTTTAGGATTTCTGCATCCCGCAATCTCTGATCTAAGCGGCGATTCTTACGATTGATTCTGCGTTCCTCGATTTCGGCGTCCGTTTCCTCCTTTCCAGGTATCTCCAGACTGCCTCGATCCTTGAAAGCGTCCTGATTATCACCTTCTAAATCCGCTAAAAAACTGTTTTGTTCGCTCATATTTTTATTTCCTTTTCCAAGGAGTTTCGCCCATATTTCAGGGATTAGTTTATGCTTCCTTTTCAGGAATTTTCGCCCATTTCTGGGAATAGTTTTTATGCCCTTTCGGGCGTCCAAGCCTTTAGTGGGAAGACTTTACGACCAATGAAACTAAACTGCTGGCTCTACCGGAACTTCTGGTTCTGCCGGAGCACCAGGGACTTCTGGTGCAACTTCCGTTGGCTGTTCCACGGGCGGAACGACATCCTGCACTTTCTTTCCTACGGGAGATTCCGTGGGCAAGGATGCTAAATCAAGCGGAGCAACAAAAGTCGCTTCCGTGTCATCCTCATAAGTGATTGATACTTTTTTTATTGCCATAGAATTGTTGATTAATTATTCTTCCTCCTCGTCTTTCACTTCCCGTTCCTCATCGCGCTCGTCTTCATGCGAGGCACGTTCCTCTGGCTCCTCGCGCTTACCCTTATGTTCCTTGGAACTATGCTTTTTCGACCCACAATGTTTGCACTCTTCCATCTTCATTTTCTTTTTCAACGCTTCTGTTTTTTCTTTTCCCATTGTTTTAGTGATTAGATTAGACCTTTACTTGTAATTGTTACCTACGAGAAATACCAAACTTGAAGAAGAAGTATCAAAGAACAATTGGTAGTTCAGGGTAGAACTCGCAAGGATAGTTACCCCTGCCGAAGTGCATGTTCCACCCGTTCCCACCGTGCTTGTGCCGGCAGCAACTGTTTCACACTTGATGATGTCTCCAGCACCTGTGGAATACGCAACCGTATTTGTGGAATCATTGATGATGTTTCCATATATAGATGAACCAAAATTGTCCAACGAAGGACATGCCGCGAATGTAGATGTTGCCGCAGGAAGTGTTGCCGTAGCATTCCCATTGGTTCCAAGCCATTCCGTGTTTGCATTTGCACAGAAATCGGTTGTTGCGAGCGTGGTAGAAGCGGCGAACGTATGCAAAAATCCTGCGTAAGAAACAACGGGCGGGTTATAGCCCCGCAACGGATTGCTTGATTTTGGTGCAAGTACTTGCCCTCCGAAAAATCCAATTACCAATGCCACAACCACTATTCCTCCAATGATGTATTTATTCATGTTAGTGTAGTGGTTAATTTATATGAGCACCCAATTTGCGTTATTTGATACGACTGTTAACGACTGATACTGCGTGATTGATTGTGTTGCCGCACCGTCAATCGTCTGTGAGCTTGTCGTTGCCAAGATAACCGTTCCCGAACCAGTATTTTTAATGACGAAATACATGCCCTGTATCCCGACTGCAGTCGGCAGGGTTAATGTTGGACTCCCTGACGTTACCTCAACAAGCGAATGACACGTTGCATGGTTGCCAGTAGTGTTTGCCACAAGCGTTGTACTTGCCGTAACCGCGGCATAGTGATAATTCCACTCCGAACTCCGCACTTTTGCCCCAGACCAATACGAGGGATCGTAATTATGAACTGGTAGATTTGATGCTGTTGATGTTGATGTTGCCATGTTATTTGTTTATTTTTTTATGTAATGCTTTTGTCTTGCTATCTTTTCGACCTCTTACATGATTTGGTAAATGTTTCTGGTCTGTTTTGCTTGCCCATTCTTTAGCATCTCGTTTCATTTCCTCACCGAGATAACCTCCAAACGCCGCTCGCTCTTGTGCTTTGGATTTGAAGGGCATGATTATCCATGACTACTTATTTTGTTCCAAATTGGACTTTTACCGCGATTTAATCTCGCTAATTCTCTTTCTACAATCCTATTGCTATGCCCTTCCTCAATATCGCTTCTATAAGCCCTTTTTAACTTCGCGTGAGGACTGTTAATCTGTCTTTCATGACTTTTGTCTTTTCCTTTCAAACCATAAAGCTTGCCGGAACTATCGCCCGTATACTTTTTTCTCAACGCATTTGTTTTGTGTTCACTCATGGTTATTTTTGATACCATTTCTTTTTATCCTCTGGCGAACCTTCCAACCGCTCCAAAACTTCCAATATCTCCAATAGAACTTCGACCACAATTTGGTCTGTACCTCCGTGCTGTGGAGGGAACTTCGGCATATTTTTAATTTCGTCCTTGCGTTCTTGGGTCATGTTATTGGACTTGGTAATTAGCGGTTACTGTTGAAGTAGCTCCTGTCATGTCAAGCACCAGCCCGTTTTGATATTGCGCGTCATACGTTTGCAAAACAGGGACATTCCCCACGACGGTGATAGTACCGATGAGCTTCGTTGTTCCGATAACGATGCTTGTGCTTGCGTCGTCATAAACGGAAATGATCGTACCCGATACTGCCGTGCCGACATCAATCGTATGGAGGACGCCTGCGACGCTCGCCACCAATGTCCCAACGCTTGTCGAGGAATTGGAAGTAGCATCTGCCGTCACTTGATATTGGGGGACGTAGAGAACAGAACCGCCCAATGCTGGGGAAGAAGTATGGACAAAATAGCCAAGGGCGAATACAACGGCTAAACCGATGACTGCAAAAATGGCCGCCCCGATTGTCTCTAATTTGTTCATGATTTTATTTTTTCATTCTTTTCATTTCCCGCAATTTGGGCGTGGATAGTCCTATTTCGCAGGTACGTTAGTTTTAGCCTTAAGATTCGCCTCGGCTACCTCCTGTTGTTGCTTCAATTTCAATTCATGTTCCTGCTGGGAATGGGTAAGGGACTGCTCGTGCTGGGCTTGCTTTTGTTGCAAACCTTGTTGTGCCGCTCGCTCCCCTTGTTGCTGTTTTTGTTGGATTCCTTGGGCTTCCTGTTGTGCTTGCGCTTGAGCCTGTTGTTGGGCTTGGGCTTGCTGTTGAGCGATAATCTGTTGCAATTGCGCCCACATTTCGGGGAAGTTCATCTCGATATACGTCCGTCCCGCGTCGGTTTCCAAGCTCATTTTCCACAACGCACCGTCGGCCGCCGCTTCATCGGGATTTGGATAGTCAATCGCATCCAGATAGGTTTTCGGTCCAATAGCTCCTGCTTGGAAAAGCGTATTGGCTTGGTTCATCTTGCTGATCTCGTCCTTCGGCTTCATTGAGTTCGGGGCAACGCCGATAACAAGCGGGCGATCAATATCCGAAGATTGGAGCGTTACATATTCGGTGGCTTTACCCTGTCCCATAACCGCACCAAAATGTTTCTCGTCATAGAAAACGCAATAAAGTTGCACGAGCCAATCGAAACAGGACTTGGCAACTGACTGTTCCAAAACATCGACGATTCCCCCACCGATACGAGAAGTATCACGTCCTTGGTTCAAAACCATACCCTTCGCCGTCTCGTCGGGCTTCTGTTGTTGTGAAGCAATACCTTGTGTCCCCCAAGACGAGCGAAGGTCATTTTTGGTATTATCGAGATCCTTGAAAAAACCTTCTTTCACTTCGGGAGCTGGTAAACGCCCAATGGCTTCCCCTGCGGGACCGCCTGCGGGAATGAGAATAAATCCCTTGTTTTGGCTCTTTAATGCTTGAACTGCCTGCCGTCCTGTCTCTTGGTTAAAATTGTTTTCCGACAGCCATGTTCCGTTCACCGCCTGACCCAATGCCCCGTCCAATTGCTGCTCACGCCGATTGATGCGATTCTGGTTCGGGATATTCTGCTCAATTAGCCCCGTCATGTCATGCGGATGCTCTTGCAAGGAAAAAACTGAAAGGAAAATATACGGTTTCTTGGGAACCGCAAAATGGTTATGGGGCTTGTCCATCACGGGACCGCCTAATTCGTCCAGAAAATCTCCCTCGATCTTTTTGGGGTATTTAAAATACTCGTTCTTATGCTTGTCTAAAACCTTATCTTTGAATGTTGTGAAGCAATAATCGTCATTCCACCATTCCGTATAGCAACATTCGGTTCCCATCTTATTCCCTACAAGCGTCTGGATATAAAACTTATGCTTCGGAAATAGCTCAATGAGTTTTGAAGCAGATACATAAATACGCTCTCCAAGCCATGAATTGAAATCTCCATACACGTCCACATAGCCATTCGGATCGAATATGAAATCCCGTATCTTTCTATTTTCAAGAGCAACATCGTTTATTTGCAAGTTCCACCCTGGCTTCACTACGCCGAGATGATGGATAGACCATTGGCGAACCATGACTGCTAACTTCCGACGGATTAAAAGCTGTTGAGCGTGAAACTCAAGCATCGTCTGGACATCGGATGCTATGGCGTTACCTTCTGGCGTATTGTCCGAGAATACAAAGGGTGAAGGGTCTTGTGCTGTAGCCGCAGGTAAAAACGTTTCCTCAGATTCAAACTGCAAATTAGCCGCAGAAGGCATATCCCCACTCGGCCAACTGCCATCCTCGTTGAGACCCAAATAAGAACGCAGATTGCGCTCCGGTATCTCTTTTACTTTTGCTTCATACGTCGCATACTGCCCTTCCCAATCATCGCGGAGTTTCAATAACTCCTCATCGGACATCGGCAAATCAAGCTCATCGAGCTTCTGACTTGAGATGCCTTCGGGATTATCGCCATCAATCCCTATTTTATTTGTGCTTGATTCTACAAGATCGCCTACGCCAGCGATGTTTTCAGCGAATGGATCTGCCATGCTTTAACCCTAGGGCAGAACTGTTATCTCACAATCTCGGCGTGGATATTATGACTTATGCAAGAAGATCCACAGGTTAGCTACCGCTTCTTCGTGGGTTGCGCCATTTTCATAGTTAGTACCCAGTCCATAACGAAATGCAGTTGCCCTCCATTCCAATCCTTTTGGAGGCACTGTTTTCTTTTTTGTCGCCATATCTACCCCACCCACCCTTAATAAATCGTTAAAGTCCTCTCCACATGCCTCAATGAGTTCGGAAAGAGTGGGAAAATAGACGGTTTCGTCCATAGTGGATAAATCATCGGTCCAGCTTCCCTCTGCATGAGAAGATATGTTTTGCGGAAATCCAGCATCCTTCAGTTGTTTTGCGAGTTCATAGGTCATGATTTTAATGTATTATTTTTAATTCACAAGGCGATTTTGTTTAATTGTCCACCTCTGCAAGGATGGCTCAGCCGTCAATTTTTTTTCATCTCCCGCACCAAATACATCTTCCCAAGTTCCCCACGACGCATCTCTTGCACTTCGGCTTCATTCCTTGTACATAAAGACAACTGAAATGGCAATCGGAAGATAAGAGCATCCCGCAGAGCTTACAATGTCCCTCACGTTCAAAAGGCGAAATGCGAGGATGGCGATGCTGTGCCCGCCATTTTTTTTGCCATTCCCGCTTATACGCTTTTATCTTTTCGGATGCCATGGTGTTCATATATCGGCTATGTGGTCTGTCAAAATGACTTCCGAAGCGATGCCCCGTAGTCGAATATCGCCATTTGAATCAGTCATGGGAACGCCAATTGCATTCGTGGGTATGCCTCGCATAATGCTGTTTGTCGAAATAATCTTAGCCATATCACTTCCATACTTTTGAAGACCCACGATGGCATAGAGTAGTGCGTGACAATAATCATCGTGACCGTTTCGCTTCCAAACATATTCGGGACCATATAGACTCCTGTCATCCTTTTCCGGCGTGTTCTTGCCCGTGATAAGTTCTCTGTAGATATGGTCAAACTGATTTGCGAATGTTTGCCATTCCTCTTTCGTGCCGTTGAGTCTTATGCGACCAGTATCTCGTAACTGCTCAACCATAAGCGTCATCATCCTATTGCGATCAACATACACTTCACCGTACTTATCGCCTTCGCCCCACTGAACCATCTCCGTTGTCTTGCGGTCTTTGCGATAGAAGCATAAGAACACTCGCCCAGGATATTCAGCTTGGAGTTTACGCACACCGATTAAATCTCCTCCTTGGTCGAAAACGGCCTTAGACTTCGGAAACCTGCGTAAATGCCCCCTGATAACGTCGTAGGGGTCTTTACTTGCGGTTATCAATTCCGCCCTATCGTAGAAAAACACGCCCTCACGATTCATCAGGACGTAATTAATGCCATGCGAAGTATCAGCTCCGATTATCGTTATCCCCTCTTGGCTATTTACTTGATCTACGCAATTTCTTAGAACAACAGACGGCTCAATCCTATCCTCGCTTCCGATGTACGGAAGCCCTAGGACGTAGTTGTAGAAGTATTGTTTGTCTTTTTGTGGGTCGTTAAACGCTTTGATGATGTCTTTCGCGCTCTTGTTGTAGAGCATGAGCTGGGAAACATGATATCCCGAAAAATCACCGGAAGCCGTAGCTTTCCATTTGCCGTTGATTCTATCAGTATTGGCAATTTCCCCCTTACACATTTGACAAATATAAGCCTGCCGTTCGATAGAAATGCTGCTTGGCCATTCAAGTATCTGTTCTTTTTTACATTCATTGCATGTTATAAACCATTCTTTTTTATCCGATTGTTGCCAATACACATCTACCCCATGGCCACACAAGCTGGGATGGCTGAAATACCATCGCCACCCACCGTCTTCTTGAGCTTGCAATCTATTTTCATACTCGATGATGCGTTGCATATTCGAGTGGTCAACCTCATCGTGGATGTTCAAACCTGATGGAATCATCATTGCCGATTTCTCGGTAATGGTTCCGCGATAGAATATCATCGCTTCTCCCACCTGTTTTTGCTCAACTGTATCGTGGTCTTTCACCCAATCAAGCAAAATGGGGTTTTGGGCGATGATACGATTGATTGACCCCCCCACCATTTCTTGGACATCAGATTGGGCTGGAAGCGTATAAATGATTTGCCGCCTAAGTTTCTTTGCCACCCACATACTTTTGAGGGTAAACATAACCGTTGCTCCAATCTGGGGCGGTTTCAGAATGACTTGTAAAGGACTAAGATCATTGTAAATATCAAATAAAAACTTTCGCTTTTTGAACTCAATGGGAAAACCAACTTCGTTTTTTATCTTGTGCTTTATCGCCCACAACGCAGGCGATAACTCCATTGCTTTGGAAATTTGGGCTTCAGTATATTGCACTTCATTTGGTTAAGGGCGACCTTTTAAAGATTTATTGACTTCCCGCAATTCTCTAATAAGTTGCATCATGACAATAGCTTCTTGAGTAAACAATTCATGGCGCGGTATCTGAGGAATTTCAGTATTTCCAATTTTCTCACTATATTCCGGCACTATCACATCAAGCTCTTGGGCAAAATCTTTATCTAAGAAACCACGCAATAAGTTATACCATCGTTCATCATTGGTCATTTCCTCGGTATACGTCATTTAATTTTTTAGCCAGTTCACGAATTTCTGGCGAGGGTTCTACTTCAACATTGACGTTCAAATGCTTGTCTGGGGCATATGCTCCGTCGATTTTATAAGCCATATCAACGCCTTTTGCGGCATCGGTATGAGGTTGACCATCCTTATCAGTTTTTTTCAAGATGCGCTTATGCGTTTCAATAATCAGACGCTTT